TATTTGTGTAAGAAAATAAAGAAAAAATGCTAATTACTTATTAATGGGAAATAAAGTATCTGTAAAAAAAATAGGATTTGAAGACATTCAATATATTTTCAGATCAAATAAAGATCATATTATAATTAGTACTTTATCCGAAAGTGAACAAGACTGTATAATTAAAAATACAGTAACCCCAGAATCTGAGGTAGAATTAATTAATCGAGCAATTGGCAAAACATCACTGTATATAATTATCTACGGAAAAAACAGCACTGACGATAGTATTTACGAAAAGTACTATAATTTGATTAATCATGGCTTTACAAATGTATTTGTTTATCCAGGTGGATTATTTGAATGGTTATGTTTACAAGATATTTACGGCGAGGAAAATTTTCCTACGACGACGAAGGAGTTAGACATCTTAAAATTTAAACCAATCCCTATTCTCAACAAGTTATTATTAACAGATATTGATTAACAATGTATTTTTTCATGAAGATTATCTATATCAAACTCGGAAGTGGGATTTTTTTTCTCGTATTGTTCATTTATAAAATCAATAATTTTACTAACTCTATCTGCTGTAATTTCTATCCCCCCTTTATCTCCGTCTAATACGATTTTATCTTGAATATTCGATAGCCATTCTTCATGATATGAATGACAGCGCTGTAGGTAGGCGAGCGGGATATTTTCCCCCACGCGGTTTCGTTTTTTAACGCGCGAGTCACATACTTCGGGGGTTGTTTTAAGATATATTGAGGCATCTAGGGAAAATTCTTTTGAAAGAGAATCAAACCATTTATTGTATATTAGTAGCTCAATTTCTTCTATTTTATCATCGTCGGCTAGCATCTGTGCAAAAATATTTTTATCTGTCCAGATAGATCGCTCGCATACTATAATACTATTAGGATTTCGTCTAACAGTATTTTTAAGGATTTCTAAGCGTGAAATATATGCCATCATTTGAAATGCAAAGGCATATTTACTAGAGTTGCGATAAAATTTAGTTAAAATAGTTTCGCCATCGCTATCTTTTATATTATCCCACAGATCTACAGGTTCTTGGAGAAAAATGACTTTTTTATTTATTCTAGATGGAATACAGTTTTTGGCTTGTTCCAATAATGTTGACTTACCGGCGCCAATATTTCCTTCGACACTGAGAATTAGAGACATATAGCTATAGAGTGGGAGTAATTTTTTATATAGATTTGATAAAAGTTACAATAATATTAAAAAATTGATATAATCATTATACGTCATGTTAATAGTAGCAAAAGCATGGATCTAACACAACGAAAATTATCACAAGAAGAATGGGAGTCTCTGGAGGTCCCAATCCAGGGACAAGAACTTAAAATCATTAGGATGGTCAAGGAAGGGTTTAATGATGTAACCATTTCCAGTAATGATACGCAAACACTTTTGAATTTTATAAAACTATCAGCAAAAGATAATACAATGTATCATTACTATCTATATGATACCTATTTCAAAAAAGATTTTGATAAGCTAATGAAGAAATATAATATAAAGTGTAGTAAAGAAAAGAGGAAGAAGCACAAAAAGCTAAAAAAGGCTGATCTTATTAGGATTAATAATACGGATAAAAAGATCGCCGAGATCAAAGATTGTATATTTGAATTTGTTCTGTTGGGAATTCTGGAGGATTTGCTTAAGAGCAGCTCAAAGAATAAATATTATTATACACTCGTCCATATGCTTCAGTATAGTATTTCCAATATTAATACTGTATTGAAGGGGCAGATACAGGGTATTTTACAACGATTTAAGGCACATGCTAGTAAAAGAGAATTTATTGCCAAGGCTTATGATTATATTGAACGGAATGAGAATTTGGTAAAATACAAGGATATCAAACTATACACACATCAAAAGGACCTGTTTGCACACTGTAAACCAAGGACTCCTAAATTTATAATGTACCAAGCGCCGACTGGAACTGGGAAAACATTGTCACCATTGGGTTTGTCGCAAGGTTATAAGATTATATTTGTATGTGCAGCAAAGCACGTTGGCTTGCAATTAGCGAAGGCTTGTATATCCTTAGATATAAAGATAGCTGTTGCATTTGGGTGCAAAGATCCGGGTAATATCCGATTGCATTGGAGTGCTGCGAAGGAATCTGTTCGCAACAGAAGGACTGGTGGTATTTTCAAAGTGGATAATTCAGTAGGTGATTATGTTCAAGTTATGATTTCAGACATCCAATCTTATTTGCCCGCGATGCATTATATGAAAGCGTTTAATGATGTTGAGGATATGATACTTTATTGGGATGAGCCAACAATCACATTGGATTATGAAGATCATCCTTATCATGCTGTAATGGCTAAAAACTGGCAAGATAATGAAATTCCGAATATAGTGTTGTCGTCCGCTACGCTACCACCGGTTGACCAGATCAGAAATATGACGCGGAGTTTTATTACAAAATTCAACAGTACAAATATCATAAATCTTATTAGTCATGATTGCACGAAGACGATACCCTTAGTAGATGCAAAGGGTTATACAGTCCTACCGCATTTATATTTTAAAACACAAGAAGAGATAAAGGCATGTTTAAAACATTTGAAAAGTTATAAAACGCTTCTCAGGCATTTTGATGTAAAAGAAATAGTAAAATTTATTATCTATGTAAACGATAATGTTGAGATCAAAGATCGTTATAAGCTAGATAATTATTTTGAAACGGTAAGTTCAATCGATATTCTATCAATTAAAAATTATTACTTGACATTATTGGGTTCTTTGAAGGATAAATATGAACAAGTGTATGATTATTTTCAAACCAATAGATCACAGGCATACAAGTCATATATTCGTCTAACAACATCAGATGCACATACGTTGACTGATGGTCCTACAATTTATCTAGCCGATGATGTGGAGAAGATTGGACAATATTGTTTAAAAACAGCGAATATTCCATCAGTTATGTTTGATGCTATCGCCGAGGATATATCAGCAAATGAAAAAATACGAATAGAGATTGATGAGATTACGAAGGAAATAAATAAGAATAAAGATAAGGGGGAAACGGTACAAAAAACCGATAAAAAGGGTAAATCTCGTAGTGACAAAAGTGAAAGGGAAAAAAGGGATCCGAAGGAGGAGGCACAGATTGAACGCTGCGAATTCTTGCGGACACAAATAAAGAGGATACGCCTGGGTCTGGATTTTATTCCGAATAGCAAAGAGCATAAAGCGATCTGGAAAGCATCGGAAGTTGCGAATGCATTTTGTAGTTCAATTGAAGATAACGTTGTTGAGAAAATAATGCTATTGGATGTGGCGCCTAATTGGAAATTCCTCTTGTTAATGGGCATCGGAGTATTTGCTCAACATACCTGTGACGATTATGTGGCTATTATGAAAGATTTGGCTCTGAAGCAGAAGCTTTATTTGATCATTGCATCTACAGACTATATTTATGGGACGAACTACCAGTTTTGCCACGGATATATTGGAAAAGATCTGGAAACAATATCTCAAGAAAAGCTAATTCAAGCCTGCGGGAGGGCTGGACGTTCTAGTTTGCGACAAGACTATAGTTTACGCTTACGTAGCAATAAACTAATTAATACGTTATTTACTAAATCGGAGAACAAGGTGGAAGTAAACAATATGAATAAACTATTTGTCTAATAAACCATATTGGAATGAGCGGCTAAATATATATACGAATGTCATATACATTTGCCATACTAAGATATAGATTTTGTAGATGTTTCAATACGGACAATTATAAGGTGAGAACCGTACCGCAGTGTATGCTTACGGAATGTGCCATATGTTTTAAGCTAAAACATATATCAAAAACTAATTATTATAGGTGTAATCATAATATTTTTTGTACTGATTGTATTAAGGAATGGCGTACCCGTGCCAATAACTGTCCTTTATGTAGAGCGGAGGCGCATGTTGGATATAAATATAGGATTGCAAATTAGGCAGATGAACCGCCACGCAAACGTAGAACAAGATGAAGCGTGGCTTCCTTCTGGATATTATAGTCCGAAAGAGTGCGACCATCCTCAAGCTGTTTTCCAGCAAAAATCAAACGCTGCTGATCAGGCGGAATACCTTCCTTGTCCTGAATCTTAGTCTTAACATTTTCAATAGTATCGGATGGTTCAACATCAAGAGTGATGGTCTTTCCGGTTAGCGTCTTAACAAAAATCTGCATATTATACTATAATGGGTCCACATTTTTTTAAGTCAATTTAGATATAAATTTACTCCATGACCATTGGTATTTCCCTCTCCATACACCATTTGGCTACCTGTGTCATCTTAGACAAGCCTATCTTCCCCTGTCCGGGTCTTTCATGGCGATCCTTCTTGGATCCACAACAATCTTTGGAATCATTGAAGTGTACAAGGACAAGACTGCCGGAGTGAGCAGCTTCCCAATCTGCAATAAATTTCATGGGATCATGACCTGCGGCAAATACGTGACAGGTATCGATACAGATTCGGAGTCGGGTTTTTTCTTCATCGGAAAAGTTTGTGTAGAAGTTCCTAAATCCTTCAAAATCCCAATACATTTCGCTGCCTTGTCCTGCCGATGTTTCAAGAAGGAGCGGGCATTCGGGAGAGGCAGCTTCCATTGCCAATCGGATATTAATTAGCATATTTTCGGCAGCCTTTTCGCGGGTCATCTTGCATTGTTTTCCACAGTGAATGACGACTCCTTTGAATCCCATTGCAGCACCGTTGCGCAATTCCCATTGTATACACGGTAGCGCCTTTTCTGCAAATTTTTCAGGATCCCAGCATAGGTTAATGAGGTAAATAGAATGCACAAATACTTCCAAAGCGGGTGATTGAGTGGCGATATATTCCTTAACCTGACTTTGTTGTGCAATCGTAACTGAAGGTCGTCGCCAAAACTTGGGAGATCCTGAGAAGATCTGAACAGGTCTGCCAAGGTTGGCTTTTGAAAAGAATGCCTCAAGGCTTTTGATGAAACATTTTTGCTTCTGAATGTGTGTTCCAATGCACATATTTGTTAGTTCGGGGTGGTTTTTGTCCATAGTATTAATATATGAATCCATTTCAATTTTCTTCAGGGTACCAATACATGGTATATCCGTGATACCGAAGACCAAGATGATGTCTTTTTCGCGTGCCATCTAATTTATAAATCTCATATAAATCATCATATGTTCTATAGGTTTTTAATTTTGTGTCCGAATAATATCCTTCAAGAAAGCGATCAAAGTATTTGCTTAGAATGGGAGATCGTTCACTTTCAATCCAGCAAGGATCTATTTTATTTTGTAGTTTATTAATAGAGTTGAGAGAGTTAATTCGTTCATCCCAGAAATCATTAGATAAAGCATGTTGTGATTTTGGATTTCTAAGGAAGCGCCATCCTATTTTCCAATAGAACCCTAAGACATCTTCCATACCGTTTAATTTAATATATTTAAAGTTTCCTAGAACAGCAAATTCTTTCCACCATTCTAGCATATCTCTCCCGGTTTTCATAATAGTGTGTTGCCTTTGTTTTACGGTATTGGCGGGAGTATCCTTGATGCTCTTGCATCCAATGACTCGTATTAAAATATATGCTTGCTTCTTATTATCAATTTTAAAATCAACGCCGACGATACCTCTAAGACTACCCTTTTTGTTATTAGGTTGTAGATCATAGTTGAACATTACCATTTTGCACGGGGCAGTAATACAGTCGTCTTCAAAATAATACCCCGCAACGGCATCTCTAACGAAATCAAATGGAAGTGGGTAAAATATATCTTTTTCGCAGGATTTCTTAATAAATTGGAATTCGTTTGGCGACCAGCGTTTTTGTCTCCGATTGAGAATATAAAAGTGTGGTGTTACTCTTCTGAGCATCCTATATTATAGGAAGGTTTGTTAAATGCCTAAACCAATTAACAGACCTAGTTCAATTTTGTTTCACCAAATAATTATTGCGATAAATGAGAGGCTACGTAGTTTGCGACATGTTTGGGATTAGGATATCTGCGTTTATTTTCTCTCCCATGTCTTTTATAATCATGATGATGATAGTCATCATCGTCGGATGACTCATCGTCGGATGATTCGTCATCTGTATATTCGTCATATTCGGGAGATCCTGGATACCTTTCCGAATGGTGTACGCGTCGCAATTTTGGTGGAAATACCACTAAATCTCTCCCATAAGCGAAAAGATTATATATGATTACTGTAAATATTAGAAGCATAACAATTACTAAAAGAACATCGGCAAATTCC